GAGCACTTGGTTCTTCTGTAGGATCAAATGGTGGCGGTGGATCATATGGCGGTTTTCCGGGCGGAGCAGGAAATAATGGTGGCGCACCCGGCCTTGTAATTGTGGAGTATTAATAATGAAAGCCCGTATTCACGATAATATGATTGTCGAAATTCTTACACCAATCCCCGGATTCGCAATTACTGATTGTTTCCATGAAGATGTGCTTGCATCTTGCATTGATACTCCAGAAGGCGCTCAGGTTGGGTGGGTCAAGAACGATCAAGGTGAATGGGTTGCCCCTCCTGCACCGCCCCGCACATGGGGCATTGATGACGTTCGTTCAAAACTTACCTTTGCTGAAAAAACAAAATGGGACAATGATGTTTTCCATGAAATTGTTACGGCAAAATTGGAATTGACTACCCCCAAACACGTTGCTGAAGTAACCGAGATTCTCACCGCCCTTGTTGTTGCTACCGCTATCTCGCAAGCAAGTATGGACGCAATACTGGCATAACAGGTGTGTAATGGACATGCAGGGCATTATCAACATAGCTGCGGGAACAACATTAGCAGTCATAGGTTGGTTTGCCCGGCAACTATGGGATGCGGTTGCTGATCTTCGTGCCGATGTTCATACAATTGAAGTAAATTTGCCAACAAACTATGTTAGGCGGGATGAACATAGCGAATCTATGAAGCGCATAGAGGACATGCTTGGCAAGATTTTTGACAAATTAGACGGCAAAGTAGATAAATGACCGATGGACCCATTAACTATTCTTGCGGTAGCGCAAACGGCATATAGCGGCCTAAAAGCAGGAATAGCGGCTGGAAAAGAAATCCGGTCGATGGCGAATGATTTGTCGGATTTGTGGGGCAGTTTAGCAAAACTCACCCAACTTGCTGCCGAACCGCCCAAAAAAGGTCTTTTTAACAGAAAATCCGCAGAACAAATTGCCATTGAGCGCTATACGGCTAAAGCTGAAGCGCAGGATTTGGCATTAAAAGCTAAAAATATGTTTGTTGGTCAATATGGGTTGGCCGCATGGGACCAAGTTCAGCGCGAGGTAATTAATATTCGCAAGGAAATTGAAAAAGAGCGTTGGGAAGAAGCTCGCAAGCAGGCGCAAAAAATGGAAGATATTCGGGAAGCAGCTGTTGTCAGCTTCATTGTTATATTATTGCTAACTATAATGATGGTTGTGGGGATTATACTTTTAGGGAGTAGAGTATAATGGATGACAAGGGCCATTACGATTTTAGCAAATTGGCAAGCATGGCCTTCCCAGTTATTGTTGCCGCAATAACATGGCTCATTTCAGGCATTAATGGCCTGCATATGGATGTTCAGGACATTAAAGGCAAAATGCCATTGCTCATTACACCTCAAGGAATACCAACAGATAGCCCTATAAGCGCGGATGCTAGATACAAATTACGCGATGAGATGCTCAAAGAAATTAACGATCTTCGTGTTCGTGTTAGGCTTTTGGAAGCAAAACTGGGAGAAAAACAATGAAAATGTCCGATGAAGGCAGACGCGATCTGCTGCAAAAGTTTGAGGGTTGCAAGCTCAAGGCATATAAATGCCCTGCTGGCATTTGGACCATTGGCTATGGCCACACCTCTGCCGCTGGTGATCCAGCTGTTTATGATGGCCTGACCATTACGCAGGACAAGGCGGAGCAGATTCTTGCCCGCGATTTGGCTAAATTTGAGCGCAGCGTAGCAGGATGCGTTACGGTTGAGCTTGACCAGCACCAATTTGATGTTTTGGTGGATTTTGCATACAATGCTGGTGTTGGGGCGCTGCAAAAGTCTACTTTGCTGAAAAAGGTCAATTCGGGTGATTTTGACGCTGTTCCTGCTGAGTTGATGAAGTGGACCAAGGCTGGCGGCAAGGAATTGCCCGGTTTGGTTCGTCGTCGGCAGGCAGAATGTGCAGTTTGGGCGCTGGCCCACAACCATCCCCATGAAGAGCCAGACCATAGAGCTGAGCCTGACCCTGTCTCAATTGAGCCACAAAAAACCATGCTGGAAAGCAAACAGGGCAATGCCGCTATCGCCACAACGGCGATTGGTGGCTTAAGCGCGGCAAAGGAAGTAACTTCTCAGGCCCAAGATGCTACCGATCTTGTGAGTACAGTTACTGGGTTGTTGCATAATACTAATTTCCTATTAATGGTGGCGTTGGTTGGCCTTGGGCTGGCCATTTGGTATTGGCGCTCACAGCACATGAAGGAACATGGCCTATGATCGCATTTTTGCTAACCCCGATTGGGAGATATATTGCCATTGCCGTCCTTGCTGTTATTGTTGTTTCTGGCGTTTACTATAAAATTAGAGCGGACGCTGTGGCCGATATGGAAGCGGCTGCTCAAGCGGATATACTGAGGAGAACCCAAAATGCGGTTAATGCTGGTGATAGGGTTGACAATTCTGATGGCGGGTTGCTCAAGTCTGACAAGTACCGTCGGGACTAATGGTGCGGTCTGCAATGTTTGGCAGCCGATTACCTATAGCTCCAAGGATACAAAAGAGACAATTGCCGAGATAAGAATTGGCAATGCACGGCGAGATGCTTGGTGCAACCAGTAAAATTTGGTGCTATAGTGCCGCTAGGAGATAGGGTAAATGGTTTCTCAAACGGGAATGACTTTTACGGAATTGCAGAGCGACGTTCGTAATTACCTCGAACGTGGTTATTCTGCATCCGTCGATCCTATCGTTTACCAACAAATTCCCCGCCTTATTACCCTTGCTGAGCGCAGAATTGCGACAGATTTGAAGATTCAGGGTTTTCTAGTTGCCCTAACCAACACAATGGTAGCGGGAACATCTGTTTATCCAAAGCCAGATCGCTGGAAAAGCACAGTATCCATTAACTTTGGCACAGGAACCGGAAATACCACAAGAACGCCATTGTTTGCTCGCTCATATGAGTATGTTCGCAACTATTGGCCCAACGAAGCATTAACCAGCCAACCTAAGTTTTATGCTGATTATAATTATAATAATTGGCTGATCGGTCCAACGCCCGACCAAAACTACCCATACGAAGTGCTTTATTACGAACTTCCTCCCTTGCTGAGCGATATTGTCCAGACAAACTGGCTCACAGAATATGCACCACAATTGATACTTTACGGTGCTTTGCTTGAAGCAACACCGTTTTTGAAAAACGATGAGCGTATTCAGGTTTGGCAGGGATTCTATGATCGCTCTATGCAAGCGATAAATAACGAAGACCTGAAGCGTATGGTTGACCGCGCAACTGTAAGAAGTGGAACCTAACATGAGCTATAGCAGTGTTTTTGGCGGCTCAACGATATACCCAAGTGGCGTATCGTATTATGCTCTTAATTTTTCGACCGATATGGTCCTTAACTGGCCTTTGGACACAACGGCAAGCACAAATATCGCTGCCCGCATTATTGACCTTAACCCATCGGTAAGCGGGTTAAAGGTTTATTTGCCAGCTGCAAACCTTGCCGCTCAAGGCCAAACAATACTTTTTAACAACATTGGCGCTTATACCGTCAACGTAGTAAACGCCAATGGCACAACTGTTGTCGCTCCTGCATCTGGTGAATTGTGGCAAATTTACATTACAAATAATAGCACGGCGGCTGGTGTTTGGCAGACCCTTCGTTATGGAGCAAGCGTATCAACCACAAACGCTGCGGCTCTTGCTGGCGCTGGTTTGGTGGCTATTTCTACCCAGCTTGCTCAATCCCTGCCCGTTACAACTTTTAACTCTGTATATACCGCCGGGTCGGTTGACCGCGCATCTCTCCTTAACTGGAATGGCGGCGCTGGCGTTCTTAACCTTCCATCCCCGGCAACGGTTGGGGCAAATTGGTTTATTCAAGTTCGAAACTCCGGCACAGGCGCATTGGTTATTACTTGCCCCGGTGCATATTTGATTGATGGAAACTCAACAAAAACCGCTAACCCAACTGATTCCTGCACAATCGTGTCGGATGGCACTGCTTTTTATACCATTGGATTTGGTCAAAACGTCAATTTTGCCTTTACATATACTACAATCGCTTTGCCTTCATCTGGCACCTATACGCTGACTACAGCGCAGCAAAACAAAACAGCGTATAAATTTACTGGCGCTTTGACGGGTAATATTATTGTTATTGTACCACCTACGGTGCAGCAATATTGGGTTAATAACGCTACAACTGGTTCTTATACCTTGACGATTAAAACATCATCTGGGTCTGGATTGGTTGTGGACCAAAATCAGCACCAAATTTTGTATTGTGATAGTACGGATATGATTAATGCCTCGACGCAAGGCATTTCTACGCCCATCTCCATTGCCAACGGTGGCACGGGTTCAACAACAGCAGGCGGCGCTCGCATCAACTTAGGCGGAACTTCCATTGGTATTGGTGTGTTTACGGCAACTACTGTTGCTTCCGCCCTTTCGGCTTTAGGCGCAAGTGCTATTGGCGCTAATCTGTTTACAGCAACTGATGCTGCTGCAGCCAGAGGTTATTTGGACGTTTACTCTACGTCTCAAACTGAAGGCGAAGCTATTATTTATGCGTTAGGACTTGGCTAATGGCAATTAAAACCGTCCACATTCAATCGTTGCCCGGGATTAAGCGCGATGGAACGCGCTTTCAGGGCGATAATTACATTGATGGACAATGGGTGCGCTTTCAAAACAAATTACCTCGCAAGATGCGTGGCTACAATAAGCTCACCGAAACATTAAATGGCCCAGCAAGGGGGATGCACAGCTTTCTCTCCAACAACAATCTTTATACGCATATTGGAACGGCTGGCTTTCTGCAAGAAGTAACCATTTCGACGACTAATGGCACTGCCGCTGCCGCAGTTGATAGAACGCCTGCCACGCTTCCTGCGTCTGATTATAACCAATGGCAATTTGATACGCTATTTGATCCCGTAACAACAAGATCATCTATCCTTGCCCATGCCGCCCCAAATATTAATGATATTTCTAACTCGACAACTGGCAATATTTATATTGGGGATATGACTGGCTCTTCAGCGCTTACTGTTTTGGGCGCTGGCTCTATTTATACTTTAGGGTCAATTACGCCCGGAACGCTCTATACAGCAGGCACATATACAAACATTTCATTGACTGGCGGTACTGGGTCGGGCGCAAAAGCGACAATCGTCGTTGCCGCTGGTGGTGTTACAACTGTTACTTTGACATATGGTGGCATTAACTACACTGTTGGCGATGTTTTAACCGCCTCTGCTTCAAGCATTGGCGGAACTGGTTCTGGCTTTTCTATCCCTGTTGCAACGGTTGGCGCATCATCGCCGTCCGTATCTGGTGGCGTTGTTGTTCTTTACCCTTACATCATGGCTTATGGCTCAGCTGGTTATGTTGCGTGGTCAAGTCCATCTGACCCGAATAATTGGACTACGTTTAGCGGCGGTGGACAAGCAAACGTAACAGGCCAAAAGATTGTTTACGGGTTACCGACTCGTGGCGGCGCATCCAACTCGCCTTCTGGCTTGCTTTGGAGCTTGGACAGCCTCATCCGTGTATCTTATGTCGGCGGAACATCAATTTTTAGTTTTGATTCGATCAGCGATGAAAGCTCTATCTTGTCTTCGCAGTGTGTCGTAGAATATGACGGCATTTACTATTGGGTCGGGATTGACCGATTCCTTATGTATAATGGCGTTGTTAAGGAAATTCCCAACGCACTGAACCTCAATTTCTTTTTTGATAATCTTAATTTTGCCCAAAGGCAGAAGGTTTTTGCCTTCAAAGTGCCTCGTTGGGGTGAAATTTGGTGGTGTTTCCCATTTGGAAACTCAACAGAGTGCAATTATGCGGTTATTTATAATGTCCGCGAAGGCACATGGTATGACACACTCTTGCCGAATAATGGACGCTCAGCAGGGGAATATTCTCGCGGCTACCAATACCCATTGATGACTGGCGTAACATCCGCCAACTCAATCTTCACCTTAAGTACCTTGGTCGGCGGCAGCGGTTACACCAATGGGACATATTACAATGTCCAATTGCGTGAAAGTGTTTACCCACGAGGCAATGGAGCGGCAGCAAACATTGTTGTTTCTGGTGGTGCCGTTACCTCTGTGACCCTAACGCAAGGCGGGACGGGATACGCTATAGGCGATGTATTGACCGCAGATGTGGCTGATATTGGTGGAACAGGGTCTTCATTCACCATCAAAGTCGCTTCTTTGACTGGTTATAGCCTATGGCAGCACGAATTTGGGGTAGATGAAATATCAGGGCCTGATATTAACGCCATTTTGTCATTCTTTGAAACCTCTGACATGTCATTTGTTGCTGCTGGAGACAGTGTAAACAAAAGTATGCGCGTCATTATGATCGAGCCTGACTTTGTGCAGGTCGGTGATATGGCTGTTCAGGTTCATGGCCGCGCCAATGCCAGAGCGCCTGAAGTTAATGGCGAATCCCATGTCTTCCCCGATAATGCCACGTCCCCCGAACAGCAGGTAGTTTTTCTTAAAACTATCAGACGAGAATTGCGGTTTTACTTCGAAAGTAATACAGTGGGTGGCGATTATCAGATGGGCCTTTGCTTGGCTCACATCGAAACTGCTGACGGCACGGTGCTCGGATGATAGGAATTAACCCACGAGGCATGACTGTTATTGAGTGGACGGATCGAATGATTCCCGAATTGACTCAAAACGGTGGCATTATGGGCAGATTGTTTGATCCTGAGCATTGGAGAGAGTGGGCGGCTGGCGTTATTCTCATTGACACTCGGTGGCAGGGGGTTGCGCCAAATCCGTATCAATTTGAGAATTGGGACGAATGGGCTGAACGCTTTATTCAGACCACATATTAACGAGGTAGAATATGCCAAACGCAACATTGCGCCAAGTTATGTTAACCTTCCCGGTTTCGGAGAAGCAGCAATATGCGTCTGGCGGCCTTGCAAAAAAGGCTCAAGAAGTTCGCCGTGGCGTAGGGCCAAGCCGCGATACTGTTTTGCTTCATGTCAATCCCGAAGAATATGATTGGATGAAAAAGCATTTTGGCCCAGAGCGCATCAATCCAGAGACTGGATTGCCACAATTTGGGTTCTTTAGCGACTTTTTGCTTCCCGCCGCGGCAGTGGTAGCCAGTGCTTTCCTAGGTCCAGCAGTTGGTGCAGCGGCTGGTAGTGCTTTGGGGCTTGGATTAAGTTCCGCTGCCGAGGCTGCTCTTGGTTCCGGCCTTATTGGGGCTGGTATTGGTGGCATAACTGGCGGCGCAAAAGGCGCTGTTTTGGGCGGTCTGACTGCTGGTGTTGGCAGTTATGCTTTAGGCCCAGCTGGTTTAAATTTGGTTGGTGGTGAAAACAGCGTTTTGAGCGGCCTTGGAGACAAATTGGGAGTTACAGGAAGCGGCGGCCTTACAGAACAGCTTGGCCTTAGCGACCTATTGCCCGGCTCTTCTTCCGCCACAACTGGAACTAGCGGCTCTTCCGTAGCCTCATCAAGCCCAAGTTACCCGACTGGTGAAATGGAAAGCCTTAATGAGTTAAGCAAAAAAGCAGGAACATCTGAAACTGGCCTTGGCTCATTGTTTTCTGGCGGCAATTTGACAAAATATGCCCTTCCAGCTGCCGTTTTGGCAGGGGCATTGGGTAGTGGTCAAAAATCTGCTCCAAGTGCTACAGCGACCAATCCTGATAAAAATTATGGTACTCATTTGTCCAATGTCGCTTTTAACCGCACGCCACAGGCAGTTGATGTAAATAAAATTGCTTATGGGCAAGGCAGCAACTCATTCTTTAAAGACAACGCTCTTCCAACAGTAACAGCAGCGCAAGGGCGTTATGTGCGAGGCGGAGGAACTGGAACGTCCGATAGCATCCCAGCTAAACTTTCGGATGGGGAGTACGTCATTGACGCACAGACAGTCTCTATGCTTGGTGACGGTTCATCGGATGCTGGCGCTAAAAAACTGGATCAAATGCGCGAAGAAATTCGCAAGCAAAAGGGCGGTCTTTTGGTTAAAGGTAAATTCCCGCCAACTGCCAAATCGCCGTTATCTTATATTAAAGGAGCCTAATCATGGGTGTGTTAGATTTTCTTTTTCAAGGCACAGCACAGCCATCAACGGCTCAATCAGTTAGCGGTATTCCGCAATATATGTCGGATTATACCCTTGCCTTGCTTAACAAACAAAATGCAATCGCATCTAGGGGTTACGTTCCTTATGCAACACCCATCACTGATGCAAGCGGAAACGTGACAGGATATGGAGATGCTTATCCTCGTCTTGCTCAATTTACTCCTGAACAGCAGCAGGCTTTTGATCTGACCAAACAGTCAACTGGCATGTATACGCCATCATATGCTGCCGCTCTCGATATTGCCAATCAATCGACAGATGCTAACGCTTTCAATGCAGCTCAACCTACACTTGAGGCAGCTACAAATATTAATCCATTGCAGGCCGCAGCTCCCTTGTACAATAAAGCCGCGACTATGGATGCTACAACAGCCGCCCAACCTTATTTGCAGGGCGCAAACCAAACATTTACTGGCACAAATGTTTCTAATTACATGAATCCATACATGCAGAATGTTATGGATGTTTTGGCAAAACAGGGCCAGAGGAACTTGCAAGAGAATTTACTGCCGGGCGTTGAATCTAACTTTATCCGCTCTGGTCAGTATGGATCGGCAAACCAGCAGCAAGCTGTTGGCCGCGCCCTTCGTGATACTCAAGAATCAATTCTTGATAGACAAGCTCAATTGCTCAATCAAGGCTATACACAAGCAGGCCAGCAATTCAACGCCGATGCTGCCCGTCAAGCACAATTGGCACAGACAGCTGGCGGCTTAACAGCTCAGCAAATGCAAAATTTGGCAAGCCTTGGCACTCAAGCAGGTCAGCTTGGCGTTTCCGAACAAGGGACGTTTGGCAATCTTGGTCAGGTTGCTGGCAATTTGGCTTCGCAAGCGGCACGCGACCAGCTGTCCGCCGCTGGTCAAATTGGCTCTCTGGCTACTACAGGTCAGGCAGCAAACCTCAAAGACCTTGCTGCCCTTGAGTCGGTTGGTCAAACCCAACAGAACCAGAACCAAAAAGCTCTTGATATTGCCTATCAGGACTTTTTGGAGCAACGCAATTATCCTCAGCAACAGGTTGCTAACCTTAGCGCAGCCATCCGTGGTCTTCCAATCACCACCACGACAAATACTGCATCAAGCGGCAATACATATAGCGCATCGCCATTATCTCAGCTTGCTGGTTCTGTTTCTCTTGCTAATGCTCTTGGCGGCATTAAAACTGCTGCTCAGGGCGGCCATATCAAGGTTCGCAACAAAAATCGTCGCTCGACTCGTGGAAGTGGGAGATAATCATGGGTTCCCCGTTAGAAGATTTATTTGCCAGCTCCAATGATGCTATTGCCCAGTTAAAACAGTCTGCCCAGCCCCAGTCTGGCCTTGCAGGCATTGATCCTGTTTGGCTTGCTGCTGCCCAAGGGTTTTTATCCCCCACAAAAACGGGGGGCTTTGGCGAAAGCGTTGCAAATGCCGCAGGGTCTGTTCAAGCTCCGTTGAAAGCCATTAAAGACCAGCAAATGTCTGCTCAGGACAAAATCCGCGCCATTCAGGAAGCAAATGCCAAACTTTGGCTGCAACAACAGCAGCTTCAAAAAGGCGATAATGAAAATAAAGCAGATTTGCAGGCGGCACAGGCAGAATATTATAGGGCGCATACAGCTAATTTGAGTGACAAAGCAGATTTGCAATCACTGCATAGTTTAGAGCAAAATTATAAAACTCAATTAGATGCTCTTAAATCAGATTTGTCTGCAATCAATCAACCGAATTTAACGCCACAAGAGTTGCAACAGAAAAAAGCCGAAAAGCAGGATTTGTTGAAGAGGCATAAACAAGTCAGCGATATGATTGAAAAAAAATTGGGTATAGGTATTCAAGCCGTTGAACAGCCACCAATGCCGGGAGCAAAAAAAGGAATAGACCCGAATACTGGCGAACAAGGTTGGTATATTAAACAAGGCGACCAAATGATGAAGGTCCAATAATTTTATAATGGCGGGGTAAAATGGTTACGCTAACTCCTGTAGACTATGATCCGTTTGTTCCCACCCCACCTCGTCGTCCAGTTGAGTTTGGTGGCAAACC